GACGAAGACCCGATGGAGATACTGGAACGCATCAGGTTCTTTAGTCAGGCATGTGGTGTCAAGTATGTGTTCTTCGAACCGATCCAAGACTTGGCATACAGTCGACAGACTGACGAGAGTATTGAGAAGTGGTTGTCTGCTTTGTCTGTACAACTATCACGCATGGCTGCTGAGTTGAACGTAGGTATCATCACGATTGCACACGAGAATGACGACGGTCAGATCAGAGACTGTCGCACCATTGGTAAACGTGCATCTGTTGTAGTCAAACTAGAACGTGACAAGATGGCAACAGATGATGATGAACGTAACACCACAAAGCTACTGGTCACCAAGAACAGACCTGCTGGTGTCACTGGATTTGCAGGTGCACTACGGTTCGACGATGGTACCTTCACACTAGCAGAAAAATTTGATAGGTTCGTATGATGAAAGTTGCAATGGACATAGAGACTGACAGCCTAGATGCTACCAAGATATGGTGCATCTGTGCTGAAGATATTGACACAGGCGATCAGTTCTTGTTCACCAACTTGACTGATGATGTAAGTGAAAGGGAGAAGTTCTATGATTTCGTACGTAGAGTGGATCGTATTGTTATGCATAATGGTATTGGTTTTGATGCACCGACTGTGAACAGATTACTTGGTCAAGTGATTGACCCACGTAAAGTAACCGATACACTGATCGTGTCCCGACTTGTTGACTACAACATCAAAGGTGGTCACAGTCTGGATGCGTGGGGTAAACGCCTTGGCCTACACAAAGGTGACTTCAAAGATTTCTCACACCTGTCAGATGAAATGATTGACTACTGTAAGAACGACGTTGCTGTCACTGTACTGCTGTATAAAAAGTTCAGCAGTGTAATTAAGGACAAGCAATGGCACGACGCATTACGTATCGAACACGACATTCAAATTATCTGTGAACAGATGCATGTCAATGGTTTCTACTTCGATGTTGAGAGAGCAAAGAAACTTCTAGAAGAAATCAAACGGAGTATGTACTACTTGGAACAACAGTTCCAGATTGATTTCCCACCTGTTTTGAAGGAAGCTAAACGTATCAAGTACCGTTTCAAAACCGACGGTTCATTGTACAGTAACGTCATCAAGGCTATGCAACAACACCCTGAGACCAAGGTCGATGGTGAGGAACTGATCTGCTACAAGTGGCAGGAGTTCAACGCAGGTTCTACTAAGCAACGCATTGAAAGATTGTGGGAAGCAGGGTGGGACCCTATCGACAAGACAAAGGGTCACCTCAAGAACGAAGACCCTGACAAAGCAGAGCAGTATGCAATCTATGGTTGGATGTGTAACGAGACTAACCTAAACACGTTACCACCTGAGGCACCACAGAGTGCATTGAATCTAGCTGAGTGGCTGACACTTGAGGGTCGTCGGTCTAGTCTAGAAGAATGGATTGGTTGTGTAGGTGAGGATCAACGTATCCACGGTACGTTCACACACATTGGTGCATGGACTGGTCGTCTTGCACATAGCAAACCAAACCAAGCTAACATACCTGCAGCATTCCACGGCGATGCTATCACATCAGTGGAGAGAGTGAAGGAATTATACGACGGTCCCTTCCGTGGCCTGTGGAAAGTCGAAGAGGGTAACTGGTTGGTGGGTACAGATGCTGAGGGTATTCAGCTACGTATACTTGCCGATCTAATGGAGAGTCGTGAGTACATAGATGCGATCATCACTGGTAAGAAGGAAGACGAGACAGACATACACAATCTGAATCGTAAGGCTCTTGGCATGGACCACATCACACGTGACATGGCTAAGACATTCATCTATGCATTCCTGCTAGGTGCTGGTCGTAAGAAGATTGCACAGATTCTTAACACCGCACCGATCAGGGCTGACGAAGCTATCGAAAACTTTATGGATAGCATCACTGGTTTGCGTAGGCTGAAGACAAAAGAGATACCCACCATTGCTGAACGTGGATACTTCAGAGGATATGATGGACGTAAAGTTGTTGTACCCAATGAACACAAGACACTAGCTGGTATGCTGCAGAATGGTGAGAGTACTATTATGAAGTGGGCTACACGTGGGTGGATCACGGCTGCTCAGGCAGAGGGTATCAACTTTAGGTTGGTCACTTGGCCTCACGATGAGTGGCAAACAGAAGTGATTGGGTCACGTGACTCAGCAGAAAGGTTAGGTCAGATACAAAGAACTGCGATTGAGAACGTTGGTAAACGTCTAAACATTATGTGTCCGTTGGCAGGATCAACAGACATAGGTAAATCATGGCTTGACACACACTGAGAATAGTGTATAGTGCAAAGACTAACAGCCAAATAAGAGGTACACATGGCTTATATTGAAGTAACTACAACTGGTCCAATCGAGTGGGCAAAAGTATTTGAAGGTAACCGTGACATGACAGGTTACGATGGTAACTTTGTTGAGTGTGAGGGTGCTTACACAGTACAACAGAAGCTCACAAAGGATGACTTTGCTAAGTTGCAAAGTGCAGGTTCAACAAAGAAACCTGCGGCTAAACATCTGATGGATGGTGAGATCATCGTAAAGTTTGTTCGCAAACACAAGGTCACCAAGAAGGATGGCACTATCGTCGCTGCTGCAAGTGGTGCACCTAAGGTCTTCGACAAAGACGGTAACATCTGGAAGATGGAAGACGGTCTGATCGGCAACGGTTCTATCGCAGAGGTGAAGAACCTAGTGTCTACCTTCAAGACTGCAGATGGTAAACCTGCTGCACGTACATCCTTGATGGAGATTAAAATCCTAGAGCATGTACCAGTCGAAGAGAAAGAAGAAGAGAACTCGTGGTAATCCTCCCCCAACTGGCAGGGCTTCGGCCCTGTCTCTTTTCTTAGGTGTAGTATGATTGAAGTAAAGTATATAGATCACATGGGCAGTGACTTAAGTGTAGTCAATGCGGCACGTGTGTCATTCAATAAGAAGTCTGACTGGATTCCACGTGTTCACAACGGTGAAACAAAGGCTCTATCAGAGAAAGATACTAAACTAATTTATTACTTAGCTAATCACAAACACATGTCACCTTTTGGTCATGCGTTTGCAAGCTTCCACGTCAAGGCACCTGTCTTTGTAGCACGTCAACTAGTCAAGCATAAGTTCCTACGCTGGAACGAAGTGTCACGTCGTTACGTAGACGAAGACCCTGAGTTCTATGTACCTGATCAGTGGCGTGGACGTGCCGATAATGTGAAGCAGGGTAGCTACGGGTCTGTTGATCTTGACCCAGAACTAGCAAAGAACATGGTAGAAAGTTCTACACACGACTACAAATATCTGTTAGCCAAGGGTGTCTGCCCAGAGCAAGCACGTATGGTACTGCCGCAGTCGATGATGACAGAGTGGTACTGGTCAGGTAGCTTGGATGCATTCGCAGATATGTGTAAGTTGAGATTGAAAACAGATACTCAACAAGAGACACGTGAAGTTGCAATGCAAGTAGATGAACGTATGAGTGTGTTGTTTCGTACAAGTTGGACAGCACTAATGAGGTTAACAGAATGAAACATATCAGCACACTAGTCACAGACATTGAAGAAGTTATCAAAGGTAACGGTGGTTGGACAGGTACCCTTGGTTCTATGATGGGTAACAATATATCCATGACAGCTAACCAAAGATTCTCTGAGCCACAGAAACCACGTAACTATCTGTCTCTGTCGTCCATTGGTACACCGTGTAAACGTAAGCTTTGGTATAAGGTCAACACTACTGACCTAGCTATACCACTACGTGCCAATGCACTGCTAAAGTTTTTCTTCGGTGACATGATCGAAGAGTTGGTTCTTACACTAGCCAAGGCAGCAGGTCACGACGTGGTTGGTGAGCAGGATCGTCTTGATGTACATGGTATCAAGGGACACCGTGACTGTGTGATTGATGGTATGACTATTGATGTCAAGTCTGCAAGCCCATACTCCTTCAAGAAATTTAAAGAGGGTAACCTACGTAACGATGATCCATTCGGGTATATCTCACAGCTATCTTCTTACGTCTATGCAGGTAAGGATGATCCACTAGTCACAAACAAAACTGCAGGTGGATTCCTTGTAGTAGACAAAGTCAATGGACATATCTGCTTGGATGTGTATGACTTCGAAGACGAACTAAAGAACAAAGAACAAGAGATGTTACAGGCCAAAGAGATGGTTGCTGGTGACATACCAGAGGAACGTATCCCGCCTGTACCCCAGAGCAAGACATCATCTAACACAAGACTGGATATGTCCTGTTCATACTGTGAGTTCCGTAAGGCATGTTGGCCTGAGGCACGTACGTTCTTGTACAGTCATGGTCCTGTCCACCTTGTGGATGTCGAGAGTGAACCGTTTGTACCAGAGGTTACAAATGAAAGCTCGTAGTGCAAAAGCAAAAGGTAGAGCACTGCAGAACCTAGTACG